GCATCTGGAATTATAAATAGTTCAACAACTTTAGTTACAGACTTAACAAGCCCAGACTTTTTTACCAATGACGCAAACAACTCTACAACATATAGAGAGTTTTCATATATTCGTGGAATAAGAGTTGTTGTTGAAACCATGAATAAATTTGACTGTACCCTTGATTTAATTGAAATGTCTCCAAGACTATTGGTAAACATCTCAGACAAGGTTATTGATTACAACATTAAAAAAATACTTTCTGACATTGGATCAACATCACTACCAGTAGGACAACTATTAGCATCAACTGGAACCATGTCTTTATTCGATGATGATCAAGCCTTTAATGAAAACAATACTTTAAGTATAGTCTCTAAATATATAAGAAAGAATATTAAGTTTAACTTCTATGAATCAATATTTGATGTTGATGGGGATGAGTATTCTATTCCTATTAAAACATTATACTCAGAAGGATTCCCACAGGCAGACGTAACTGGAGCCACACTATCTTTAGAACTAAGAGATTTTTATTTTTTCCTAGAATCAATGCCAGCACCAAGACTTCTTACAACACAGACATCTTTAAGTTATGCAATATCTCTTATTCTTGACTATATTGGATTTAGCAATTATGTTTTTAAGCGTGTAGCAGATGAATCAGATCCCATAATTCCATACTTCTTTATTGCACCAGATCAAAATGTTGCAGAGGTTTTAAACCAATTAGCAGTATCTACACAAACTGCAATGTTTTTTGATGAATACAACAACTTTGTTGTAATGAGTAAAGACTATTTAATGCCAACAGAAGCACAAAGAAATGTAGACTTTGTATTATCTGGATCAAATAATCAAACAGATTCTGGAGTAATTGAAAATGCATCTTCTGGAAATCTACCTAATATTTTATCTATAGCATCACAAGATAAAAAGATTTATAATGATGGAAAAATTAATTATACAACTAGGTATATTCAAAGATCTTACGGCTCAATAAAGCAATCAAGCATGATTGATAAAGAAAAAACTTGGATATATAAGCCATCATTGTTGTGGGAAGTTGCTGGAACAGACTCAACTAAAACAATAAATGAACTAGCATCAAAGCAAGGAAGTTATGTTCTTGGAGCAATGCCATTAAATTCAAATATTTTAAACACACCACCAACTGTTGAAAAAAATGTTGTTGTAAACAACATAATTGATCTTGGAGAAAATGTATATTGGTTAACAAGAAATACAGGATATCTATATTCTAATGGAGAAATTATAAAGTATGATGCAGCACAGTACAATATAACTGGTATTGGAAATGTTTGGATTAGCGATAACCAAGAGTATCAAAGGTATTTTGCATCTCTTCCATTTAATGGAAAAATATATCCAACGGGATTAATTAGAATATACTCAACGCCATACTACGAAACAGTTAATGGTGTAACAAGACTTCAGAATGGTGCTGTAGCAGACCACGGACGTGGACAATTTGGAACACAAATAACTAGCCACTATGCTGGAATAAATACATATTGGACAGACAGTAATAATGTACGTGGTGTTGACATGAAGACACAGTATTTATTTACAACCCAACTTGATCAAAATGTAAGCCTACCAGCAACCACTCTTGGTGCTGCAGGTGTAAACAATATAACTGCTAAACAATCAACAAGAAATAGCATCATTAAAAACTTTATGGCAACAAGTGATTTGACTGATACAGACATTAATGGCTTGCTGTCTACACAAAGTGGAACAATTCAGTCATCGGCTCTTGTATTTAATGGTCCATCATTTAAGACAACAGAAACACCCCTTAACTTTGTTTCATATGTTTATAAGGAATTAAACAATGCCTATAGACATTTTGGAACAAGAATGAGAATCATAGGAAAAATTGAAAACAATTTAACTAGAACACAAACCGCAACGGGCAGTATTCCATATTTTCAGGTTAGTGGAACACAGCCAGATCAAAACGTGAATATTGGTGGAGGCTCTGGAGGTCTTGCAGTATTGCTAAACCCAGAGACAAACAATGGATATTATTTTGAACTTATAGCATTAACAGAAGACAATATTACCCCATATCTAAAATTAGATGAAAGCAATCAAGCAGAAGTTTCAATTAACAACGTTGTTTTTTATAAAATTAAAAAAGATTCTTCAAATACTAATGCAGTTCCAATTAAACTTTGGGGAGGTCTGTCAAAGGTAATTGTAGACGATGGTTTATTTTCTGGGCAGCAAAGAATGTCTGCAGAAGATAACTCAACAGTCTATGACCTATCTGTAGAGTATCAAGATATTGGAAAGATAAGAAGGTTTTATCTTTATATAAACAACCAACTCATCAAAGTTGTAGATGACAATGATCCTCTTCCAGTCTATAATAATATGGCACTGTTTGTTCGTGGCTCATCTAAGTGTATGTTTGAAAATATATATGCTTTATCTCAAAACTATAGTCAGAACACCTCTTTTGTTATAGGAGAAACTCTTTCTAATCAGTTTGGTAGTTCAAGTATTGATGTAAATGATTCATTTAGAAAATATGCTATGAGCGGAGTTGTTCAATCAACTTACCTCTCTGGCATAAGTTCTCAACAACCACCAAACTATAATATGTACTTTGAAGAGTTTGGGTCTATCATGCGAGAGTGCTCATACTTTGACATTAAGTATGATCGTGCCTATCCAGCATTATATGCAAAATTATCTCCAACATTTAATAATATAAAAGGGTATACATCTTCAGGATTTTATGCAGACTCATATGGTGCTGAGTTTTTAATCTTTAACTCAACAGACAAAGCATTAAATTTAGATGAAACAACTGGAAATTTTTTAAGAATTCAAGGCATTACATTTACACAAGATACAACACACGAACTAACTGTTGATGAATTTTTTAAGAAACGTGGAAACCTTTCAGATCCAGAACTTGTAGGAGGCACACTTACCTATTCTCCATTAGTTGAAAAATTAAAGTACGATGAGATTAAGTTAAGCAGAATTACATATGGTAAAAATGAGTTTAGCGTTGATAGCCCATACATTCAAACACAAGATGATGCAGAAGCAATGATGAATTGGATTATTAATAAACTGATGGTTCCAAAAAAATCTGTTGGTGTTAATATTTTTTCTATTCCAACTTTACAACTTGGAGATATTATTACTATTGACTATAAGGACTCTACTGGGATTGAGTTGGTAGCATCAGATACATCTCGTTTTGTTGTATATAATATAGAGTATGCTAGGTCAGAGTCAGGGCCAAGCATGACAGTTTACTTGAGTGAGGTATAAGAATGGTATCAGCAACCCCAAACACACCGTCATCAGCATCTGTTTCAAACCTACTTCCAAAAAGTCCTACAAAGACCGCCCCAATAGATACTGTTTTATTTAATGATGACTCAATGTCTATTGAGATAATGACTGATCTTATATTTGAGGATATTGGTGGACAAGAGTTAATTAATATTGCTAGAAATGATATTGTGAATGGTCAGCAAGTATCGTATACCCCGATTAAAAACTTGGGATTAATTCAGCAAACGTATAATCCTAACAATATTTTAAGACTACAGGCTACGTCAGAAAAATATTTTAGTAACTTTTCTATAAAATTTGAAGAGAAGGTTCCACTTGTTGGCAATGGTCCAAATGGAACAAACGTGTATATTGAAGAGGCCACTGGAGACCTAATTATTGAGGGTATTAACATCAATAATGATGAATTATTTGAGGTTGAAATATCCTTGGATGGTACAATATATATAGCAAACTTTGGAGAAACTACGTCATGATAACTAATACTGGCAAAAATATTATTGGAAAGTATATGCTTGGCCAAGCGCCAGCATACGCATCTTACCTTGCCGTTGGTTGTGGTCCAACACCATTGCAAACTGAAGATGTTGCTGATGACTTTGCAACAAAAACAAACCTAGATTTTGAAATGTTTAGAGTTCCGATTTCTTCTAGAGGATTCGTAAACGAAAACGGTATTGATAAGATAGTATTAACAGCAGAACTACCAACAGAAGAAAGATATGAAATAACAGAGGTAGGCCTATACTCAGCAGGATCTAATCCTTCAGCAGGAACACAGGACAGCAAAACTGTTTTTGCATTTACACAGGGCGAGAACTGGGAACATCATACATCTTCTGCATCTACACAAATTCCTACAGTCTCAACACCACTTGATTCAAACGATGATGACATTATTAATGCATCAGGTACAGGTTCTGGAGTATTTCAGACTAATGCAGATAATTCTATTTTTTATAATCTAGAGCGTTCAAATAGATATGAGCGACCAAGATTTTTAAATAATGCAATATTTATTCAAGGAAACAATTCAGACTTAAGTCTAGATGGTGGAGGCTCTGGAGGAGTTGATCACATTGTCATTGACTCTGGAAACCACATACACTTGGCATCTCCAAATGTTGACTTTACACAAAATGCACCAACAGATGAACTTAGACTTGCTTTTTCTTTAATAAATAAAGATGGAGAGTCTGCATCTGTTCCAGATACAATAAGAATTCTTGTTGACTTTGCAGGAACAGATGAAGCAAATCCATCAACATACGCTAGGTTTGAGGTTGATATTCAAGATGGTGTCGATGGTTATGATTTTGCAACTAATAGATATTTTGTTGTTTCAAAACAATTACAAGAATTATATAAGACACAAAACTTTACTTGGAACGCTGTTACCGTTGTAAAGATTTATTGCAGTGTATTTGATTCTAGTGTAAGCGGTGGAACATTCCCAACCTCTGATTACTACATAGCCCTTGATGCAATGAGACTTGAAAACATAGCAACAATTAATCCTCTATATGGATTGACAGGGTACTCTGTTATTAAAAATGATACTGCAGCAACTGTTATTAAATCTCCAAACACAAACAACTACATTGAGTTTAGATTTTCTATTGGGGTAACATAATGGCTGACGCTAACATTAAAAAACTTAGAGTATTGAAGTCATCACTACCACCAATAGATCACGATACAGAAAAGTATAATGTTCGCTATAGAGTTATATCTGAAGATAGAAACAGAGTTTCCCACTGGTCTCCAATATATAATTCAGATGGCGTTGATGTTGTTGTAACAAGTGGTGCAGTATCTAAGGCAGGAAACATAATTACAGCCGTATGGGGAGACCAAAATGATTTTCCAGAATACGATATTTTTGTTAAGTTTGACTCAAGCGAGTTTTTTTATCATGGAAAATCAAAAGTACATTCATATTCATTTTTAAAAACTGGTATTACATCGGTCAGAGTAAAGGTTCAAATCATTTCATCAAAAAAAGAAATTAAGGCAGCACTAAATGTCTTTGACTCTGGCACAGTGTCTTTGATATAATATAATAGGAGGAATAAAATGGCAAAAGTACCACTACCAGAAAGAGGACAACCTCTTGATGTTACATATATTTATCAGTTAGTTGAGGCAGTTAATTTTTTATCAACCCAAATATCTGATGCAACATATAACTATACAGATGTTGATGTTGTTGGTGGAGAAAAACAAAGTTTAAAAACATCTAATACAAAGTTTATTGGAAAGTTTAAGTCAATTGCAAATAATGAAACCGTAACAGCAGGTCAAGAAAAATCTTACTCTATTGATTATTCTAACTTTAAGTTTCCACCAATTGTAACTTTGTCTATTGTAAATACAAGTGGTACAACAGCAGGCGCAAATACAACTGTAGTTCTTACATCTGTTACCACAACTCAGGCTAACTTTACAGTAAGGTATGGTGTATCTGGAACTGCAACTGTTGGTATAAACCTAATTGCTATTGGAGTTCCTAACTAGGATGAAATGTACAAGGTGCGAAGGAAAGATGTTTGTTGATAGAATACATTCAAACGTAGATCACCTAGAAACATATTGTGTCAAGTGTGGAAATAGAAAATTCTATCATCCACCTAGCGAATCTGTGGAGGGAAAATGGTTACTGCAAAAGGAAAAATTCAGAGCGAAGCATATAATAGCGAACCTGTAATTTCTGGCGGTAAAAAGATATGGTTCCTTAATGGAGACTTAGTAAGACTTCATCACAGTTCTAGATCAACAGGAATGGTAACTGTTTATAATATTAACAAAGATAGATTAGAAACCTGTCTACGTTCTGACTTCAGAAGAAATAGAAAAAGAGCATACACAATTGCTGAGACTGCTAAGTTAGTTAATCGTCATAGAAAGTATATGCCAAGATTAATAAAACGAGGAGTCATTCCTCCACCAGTTGGATCAAGCATTGATGGTAAAACAGGTTTTCAAATAAGAGCATATTACTCAGAAGATCAGGTCAAAGAGATTTGTGCTATACTTGCAACTATACATATTGGACAACCAAGAAAAGACAAATTAATAACAAACAACATGACTCCTACAAGCCAAGAGTTGACAAGGCGAATGGGAGACGGTATACTTACATATACGAAGACAGAAGATGGGCGATTTATTCCAGTGTGGAGTGAGTCTATTTAATTATTGAATGGGTGGATAATGGAAAACGATAATACAAAAGTATCTGTAACACTTGGATATACACTTAACCTAGGAAATTTTCAATCTCTGCGCCTTGATTTAGGTATTGTAGATTCAAAGCGTGAAGGCGAAAATGTAGACGAGGCTTTTGCTCGTGTCTATAAGTTTGTAGAAGATAAACTTACAGAGAAGATTCAAGAAGCAAAATCTGAAATCTCAGAGTAATGGCTGATCGCAAAGACCGAATGGCTTTGCTCAGTAGGTTTAACAAGTTTTACTTGCAACGGTATGAGCAGAAGTCTAACATGAATCTAAACGTTGAGCAGTGGGCTGCTGATGCCCTTGTAGAGTCATATGGCATTGCACAATGTTATGATATTCTTGAATATTACTTTAGCATTGCACAAGATCCATCATGGAATTACTTTGCATATAATGCAGAAAAGATTATTAACGGAAAAGCAGAAGTAGAACAAGATAAAAAAGAACGTGAAGAGCGCAGGAGATTAGCAAAGGAGTGGTTAAGTGAATAACACAGAGGCAAAGTTAATTTCTGCAGTATTACAAGACAAACAAATTCACGTACTACTACAGGCAAACGTTGAGACACTACTAAGAACCCACAACGACGTATGGAACTTTATTCGTTTGTATTCTGAAAACAATCAATGCCTACCGCCAGCAGATTTAGTTACAGAAAAGTTTAGAGACTTTGAACCAGTTCCAGGTATTGGAGCAACAAAACATCATCTAGCAGAATTACAAACAGAATATCTTAACGATAGCCTAAAAGACATCTTGCGTAATGCTGCAGGAGAAGTGCAAAGCGGTAATGGTGGAGAAGCCCTTGAACATCTAATTACAAAAACATCTGAGTTAAAAAAGAATACTTCTGCTATTCGTGATATTGATGCAACAGATCTTGACTCTGCAGTTGCATACTACGAAATGGTTCAGAAACAAAAAGAAACTGGTCAGATAGGAATTAAAACAAACCTTCCAGGATTTGACAACTATCTTCCATCTGGAATTATGCCAGGACAACTAGGAGTGTTCCTTGCCTATCCAGGAATTGGCAAGTCATGGATGGCTTTATACTTTGCAGTTCAAGCATGGAAGCAAGGCAAATCACCACTTATTATTTCTCTTGAAATGTCTGAGACAGAGGTTCGTAATCGTATTTTTGCAATTATGGGTGAAGGTCTTTGGTCACATAGAAAATTATCTAATGGTGAAGTAGAGATTGATATGCTAAAAAAATGGCATCACAACAAGGTTGAGGGTCGTCCAGAGTTTCACATTATCTCAAATGATAGTGGTGGAGAAGTAACACCTTCTGTTATTCGTGGAAAGATTGATCAGTACCGTCCAGACTTTGTAGTTGTTGACTACCTGCAACTTATGTCTCCAAACCAAAAGGCTGACTCTGAAACGGTACGAATGAAAAACCTTTCAAGAGAACTTAAACTAATGTCTATTGGTGAAGAAGTACCTATCATTGCTATTTCATCTGCAACACCAGATGATGTAAAAGATCTATCAAGCCCTCCAACACTTGGACAAACTGCTTGGTCTAGACAGATTGCTTATGATGCTGACTGGGTTATGGCACTTGGTCGTGCAACTAATAGTGATATTATTGAATGTGTCTTCCGCAAAAATCGTAATGGTTTTATGGGTGACTTCTTAGTTCAGGTAGATTTTGACAAGGGATACTACAGGTATAAAGACTATGAAGACAAGTAACATATATACACAAGAACAGATCAAGCGTGTTCTTGTTGGTTCTGGAGTTGACATTGAGGCGGAGTTTGGCAACGATTTTATAATCTTTTGTCCATACCACAACAATAATAGAACACCTGCTGGTGAAGTTGCAAAAGATAGTGGACTGTTCTTTTGTTTTGGTTGCCAAACAACAAAGAACCTAGAAGAATTAATAATGCATATGTCTGGACGAACATACTTTGAAGCAGTTCGTTATATTAAAAGCAAAGAGACAGAGCACGATATTGAAAAGTTAGTTAACAAAACATTAGTTGCACCACCAGAGTTTACTCCATACGACGAATTAATCTTAAAACGTTTGCATAACCAATTGCTTGCAGATGAAAAGCCTAAGAATTATCTTAAGTATAGAAAGATTAATAGTTCTTCATTTACAAAGTTTTCACTTGGCTATTCAGAAAAGCAAGACTCAATAACTATCCCCATGCACTCACCAGATGGGATGTGTCTTGGTTTTGTTGCAAGAACGATTGAAGGAAAAGATTTTAAAAATACACCAGGATTACCAAAGGGTAAGATATTATTTAACCTGCACAGAATCAAATCATCTGGTACAGTATATGTAGTTGAGTCATCATTTGATGCTATTCGACTAGACCAAGTAGGTTTTCCAGCAGTTGCTACTCTGGGTGCTAATGTATCTAATTCGCAGATTAGATTGTTAGAGAAGTACTTCACAAACGTTGTACTAATTGCAGACAACGATGAGGCTGGCAATATAATGAAAGATAAGTTAGTTGAAAAACTTGGATCTTTAGTTACTATTATTAGACTTGACAAAAAATATAAAGACATAGGTGATATGGAAGATGAAGAAATTAAGAACCTAGAGTTTCAGTTTGACAAATCTATATCGGCTATGCTAAACTAGTATCTAGTGGGGGAAATATGAAATTTAGAACACAATGGCTAGAAGCCTTAAAAA